CTCATTTTCAAACAGTAAAAGCAGCTCCTCATAGCGCGTCCAGTAGTGCTGTATTAGTTTTGCCAACCGCATCAGGTAATTTAGTAGGTACAGGTGATTCAGGAACAGTTGCAACAGGAATGATAGCCGCAGACGCAATAACTGGCGCTAAGATAGCAGATGATGCGATTGATTCAGAACACTATACCGATGGTTCAATAGACACTGCTCATTTAGCAGCAGACGCAGTTACAGGTGCTAAAATAGCGGATGACGCTATAAATTCAGAACATTACACTGACGGAAGTATTGATACCGCACATATTGCGGATAGTCAAGTAACTACAGCTAAAATAGCGAATAATAATATAACATTTGATAAAATAGAAAATAGATACACAGCTAAAGTAGAAAAATCAGATACTTCCGGAGCGGTTAGTATTGACTGGTCAGCTGGAACTACATTTGAATTTACTGCTTCATTAAATGGAGCATTAGAGTTAGACTTTACAAATTTTAAACAAGGCCAAGTAATTGGAATATATGGGTTAACAGGCTCACAAACAATTACGCTTGATAGTGACGCAGCAACAAGTGAAACATTTAATAAAGTTGGAGGAGTTGATTATGATGGATCTTCATCTAATTATTTACAAATAGTTTGTGTTGATGATTCAGCAGATGCAGTATTTAATTATTCAGTAGCAACTTATACATCTGACACAACAATATAATATTATGAAAGCAAAAGAAATAAATGGACAAATAAAAACATACAATAGATTACCTAAATCATATGGTAATATAATAGCGGGATTTGATTTATTACCTGATAATGAATTACAATCATTTGGATTTTATAATATTGTTTATCCTGATTTTGATAATGATATTCAAGAGTTGGGAGATTTAGTTTTTGATGAAAATATAAATAAATATATTTATCAAGTAAATGATTTAATATGGCCAGAAACATTAGCGGAATTAAAAGAAAACAAAATTAACCAACTAAAAAATTATACAAACCTTAAATTAAGCCCAACTGACTGGTATGTTATTAGACAAATAGAAAGAAGTATAGATATGCCTTCTAATATTGAACTAGAAAGATCCACTATATTACAAAATCATGATGATCAAATAGTAGAAATAAATAATTTATCAACTAAAGCTAATGTGGTAAAATATGAGTTTAGATAAAAAAATTATAGGGGGAGGGCCTGCGGCGCAATGTGGTGTAAATGAAAGGGCTAGTGTAACAAATAATTCAGGGAATTTATCTGGAGACAAGGCCGTGCAGGGTATTGATGCTGCTTATATAAGCGGAACATATTATATTTTTAGAACAGCAGGACAACAAGTTTATTCATATAATAGTGATAAAAGTTCAAATTCATCAGCAAATACATCAGGTATAAATCCTCAATCTGCAGTAATTTTTGATAATAAAGGATGGACTTATGATACACATCAATACACTGGTGCAGGTGGTTGGAAATCATATTCGCTTCCAGGTTTAACAGAAACAAGTTTTGGTTCAGGTGGAGGAAGATACCCTAGAGCAGGAAATAACCATCCTTATTGGGCTTGTAAAGATCCCTTGAATCCTAACAGAATTTATTATGGCTATGTTTATGACACGTCGGTTTATGTAACATATAAAGCTGATTTTCCTAGCTCATCAAGAAATGGATATGATACAGGACTTACATCGCCTGTTGCTTTATTTTGTTGTACCTTTGATGGCGATTATTTTTATGGTCACGGATATGACTCTAGCGGTGGTACTTTATATCAAATGTATATTGGTGACCACAAAGGAGCAGCTTTTACACAAACAGGTATAACATTTACTGCTATATCAGATTGGGATTATTATCCTGTCTTTTTTTATCATGAGGATGACGACAAATATTATACGCAAAGAGCTTCAAAATCACAAACAGCCGAAAGTGTTATGACAAAAGGTCCATCTTGTACTTCTTATCCTGACTTAGACTATTTATGTGTAGCAGGAGGCGGTGGTGGAGGCGCAAAATACTCTAGTGCTCCAGGTGCTGGAGGAGGAGCTGGGGGGCTTCAAACATCTTATGGTAGTGCTACTGGTGGCGGTAATGATGTAGCAAACGGACCACTAGAATTAGTTCCGGGAACTTATACTATTACAGTAGGTAGTGGTGGCGGTGGAGCAGGCTATAATGGTAATTATGGACGAGACGGAGATGATGGGGGTAATTCATCAATAGCTCATCCGTCATTAACTACAATTACATCGACGGGTGGAGGCGGTGGAGGTGGAGCTATATCAGGCGGAAGACCAGGAGGTTCCGGTGGTGGAAGAGGTGCAGGAGGTGGTTATGATGGTGCTGCTGGTATTGTTGGTCAAGGGTTTATGGGTGGTCACGACAACGCTGCAATAGAATCAGGAGGTGGTGGAGGTGCAAGCGCAAAAGGTGGTCAAGGTACATCTGGTGGGGGTACAGGTTTGAGTGTTAGTATTACAGGTTCTGCAGTAACTTATGCAACAGGTGGTAATGGTAACGTTAATAATACTGGACCATCAGCTTCAACTGCAAATACAGGGCAAGGAGGACAAGGTTCAGGAAGTTTTTCTGGAGGCGCAAGCGGCGCATCTGGTATAGTTGTATTAAGATTAGCAACATCAAATTATAGTGGTGTAACAACAGGGTCTCCTACAGTAACAACATCAGGAAGCGATACAATAATAAAATTTACAGGGAGTGGTACATACGTACATAGTTAAAATTAAAATAAATTAAAATGGCAACAACAAAAGTAACAGCTAACGTATTAGCGGATAATTCAGTAACACAAGCAAAGCTTGCGGATGATGCAGTAGGTGCAGATGAGTTAGCAGCAAACGCTGTAGTAAATGCATCGATAGCATCAGGAGCTGCTATAGATATGGATAAGCTTGATGGTGATTCACTTGCAAACGCTATAACTGACTTTGCACAAGATGATCTTGTAATATTATCAGATACATCTGATTCAGGTAATCTTGTTAAAATAACAACTTCAAATTTTGAAGACGCAATATTTGGTAATATATCAGGAGATGCTACAGTTGCAGCAGGAGGAGCTTTAACAATAGCAAATAATGCAGTTGAAACTGCTATGATAAATGCGGACGCAATAACAGGAGCAAAAATTGCAGACGATGCTGTAGACTCAGAGCATTATACAGACGGGAGCATTGATACAGCTCATTTAGCAGATGGAGCAATTACAGCAGCTAAGATTGCAGACGGCACTGTAGTTGCAGCAGAAATAGCTGATAACGCAGTAACTACAGCAAAAATAAATGCTGATGCTGTTACAGGTGCTAAAATAGCAGATGACGCAATTGACTCGGAGCATTATACTGACGGCTCAATAGATACTGCTCATCTTGGAGATTTACAGGTTACCACTGCTAAAATTGCGGCCGATGCTATTACAGGAGCAAAACTTGCTGATGATGCAATAAACTCTGAGCACTATACAGACGGGTCTATAGATACAGCTCATATTGCCGACGATCAAATTACTTCTGCAAAATTAGGCGCAGAATATACAAGCGCACAAGCAGTAACAAGCGCAGCAACTATTACATTAGATACTAGCGCATATGATGTATTTACATGGACAGCAGGGCATACTGCAAATATTGATTTTACAAATGTTGTAATAGGTAAAGTAAAAACATTAGTCGTAACAGGAGGTGGTAGTTCATATGCTTTAACACTAAGAAACATAAATGGAAGTTCTGGAACATTTAATTTAATATCAGGAACTTATGATGATACCGGTTCAACAAAAAATATTATACAAGTTAAATTTATATCAACCTCTGAGGCTTGGTACACAATATCTAAAATAGCAAGTTAAAATGAAAGCAATAAATAATCAAGGAACAATAACTATTTATCAGTCTATACCTAGTGTACTAAAAACACCTACAGGTACAATATTAAATGCTCCCGCATTATCAGATCAAGAGCTAAAAGAAAAAGGTTTGTTTGATTTAGTTTTACCAGCAGATTATGATTCAAGAGTACATGATTTAGGAGAAGTATATTTTGACAGCGCGGCGCAGTGTTTTAGAAAAGATACAGTAGATAAAACATGGACAAAAACTTTAGAGGAAATAAAGGAGCAAGCAATAAATAACTTTAAACATAGAATTAATTCTAAACTTCAAGAAACAGATTGGTATATTATTAGAAAAAACGACAATAGCGAAGAAATACCTAGCGAAGTACAAGAAGCAAGACAAGATTTAAGAAACACATCAGATACAGTAGAAAATGAAATCAATGCTTTAACAACTAAAGCAGATATAATGGTATACGATTACCCTAATATTGACTAATGAGTTTAAACGATAAATTATTAAAAGCAGCAGCAGCAGCAGGAGGAATTACGCCGAGTGAACATTTTGGAGTAATGTTATACGAAGGAGATGGTTCTGCATCACATTCTATTAATGGGGGTAAGTTTGGTGCAGCAGGGTTTTTTGAAAATGCAGGTGTTGTTACAATTCCAAGTAGTGTTATAGATAATAATAAGCATAGTTTATCTGTTTGGTTTAACACAAGCGCAACAAGTGGTACACAAACTGTATTTGAATTTAATACAGGAAACAGAATAATATTTAGAGCGGCATCAACTGATTCTAATAAAGCTAATTTTGGTGGTGGCGGATGGTTTGATCACGGTATATCTTTTAGTGCTAATACTTGGTATCATTTAGTTATTACTTTCAATAGTGGAAGTCCTGCAAAAATATATGTAAATGGTAGTTTACAACATACAACAGGTAATATATCAAAAGCATCTGATGGCAGTGCTAATTATTTAGGCGCAAATAATTCATCAGGTGGAAATAATCTATTAGGTAAAATTGACCAATTTAGAATATTTCAAAAAGAATTATCATCAACAGAAGTTTCAACACTATATGCAGAAACAGCAGCAACAGTAGAATCATTAGACCCATTATCAGAAGATACAACAGATACACTACAAGTGCTTGGAGATACTTCTTGTATTGCTACTTATAGATTTGAAAATGATGAAGTAGATTTAAGTGGTAACTATGATGGAACTGGTGCAGAAATACAATATGCAGCAGGAAGATATGGACAAGCAGCAAGTTTTAATAATACTTATGGCAGTAAAATGGTTATAGGTGCTATGAATAGCGTTATACCTAACAATACAACTGGAGTTAGCTTTTCTTTTTGGGTTTATTTAGATTCAGTAAATACAGGTGCAGATTATGACCATTGGTTTGTTGGTCAAGAAGATTATGGTGGTGCGTTTAGTGATGGTGAATTTTCAGTAAGATTATATGAGGGAAAAGTTTATACTGACTACGCACAGTCAGGTAGTATATACAGACAAAGAAAAGCAACTACTGTGTTATCAACTGGTCAATGGTATCATATAGTAGCGACTTACGATACATCAAATGCAAATATTACAGAAGTTTATTTAAATGGTAGTTTAGAAACAAGTAGCAACATAACATCAGGTGGTACTTTTACAACTACTGCTTTAATGCAGAGTTCATCAAATATGTCTGTCGGAGGTGGTCCAACAGGAACAGATGGTAAAATAGACCAATTTAGAATATTTACAAAAGTATTGTCAGCAAGTGAAGTAACTACATTGTATGAAGAAAACTCACTTGTAGCTTCTTATAGATTTGAGGGTAATAGTAATGATGATACAAGAAATCACAATGGTACAGATACAAGTGTTACGTATGAGTATGGGCTTGGATTTCAACCTGATTTAGTTTGGATAAAAGAGAGAGGACCGTTAGCTGAAAATCATAACTTAACTGATAGCACAAGAGGAACAAATAAAATTTTAAATTCAAATAATACTAATGCTGAAATAACAAGTACATCAAGAATTACATCTTTTGATAGTGGTGGGTTTACTTTAGGCAATAACAATGAAACAAATGATTCTGGTTCTACTTATGTCGCCTGGTCCTTTAAAGCAAACGGAGGAACTACAAGCAGCAATACAGATGGAAGTATTACAACTACAGTACAAACAAACACACAAGCAGGATTTTCAATAATAACATACACAGGGAATGGTACGGTAGGTGCTACGATTGGGCATAATTTAGGCTATGTTCCTAATTGGTTTGCAGTTAAAAAAAGAAGTTCAGGTGCTACAAATTGGAGAGTATATCATACATATACAGATGCTACAAACCCACAAAATTATAATGTAGAGTTTAATGGTAATGGTGCGAAAGATGACAGAACTGAATGGAACGACACAATGCCAACATCTTCGGTAATTAGCCTTAATGACCACGATTCTGTAAATGCAAGTGGTTCTGATTATGTTTGTTATGCTTGGACAGATATTAATGGCTTTTCAAAGTTTGGCGGATATACAGGTACAGGTGCAGCAGGTAACTTAATAGAAACAGGATTTGAACCTGCGTTTATAATGTTTAAAAGAACTGATAGCACAGGAGGTTGGTTAATGTTTGATAACAAAAGAAATTTAACTAATCCAAGAAATTCAAGATTAGAAGCAAACAATGATGGTGCTGAACAAGCAGGAAGTTCAAGTAAATTTGTTGATTTTTATTCTAATGGATTTGAACCACAAGTTTCAGATAGCGAAATAAACGCTTCAGGAGGTACATATATCTATATGGCATTTGCTGCTGATCCTGACACAGAAGCACCAACACTTGCAAGTAGTTTTAGCACAGTAGCTTATACAGGTAATGGTAGTTCAAATAGAACTATTGAGGGGTTAGGATTTAGCCCATCATTACTATGGTTAAAATCAAGAACAACATCAGAGCAACATTATATATTTGATAGTATAAGGGGTCATTCTAAATATTTACATCCAAATTTAAGTAATGCACAAGGAACAGACGCAACTACAAGATTAAAAGAATTTTTAGATGATGGATTCAAACTTGGTAATGAATTATCTGTAAATCAAAATAATGAAGATTTTATTGCTTGGGCTTGGAAAGCTGATGATAACGAACCGACAATCTTTGGAGGACCTGCAAGAGCAGTATATAAATTTGAGGATAATGCCAATGATGTGACTGGTAATTATAATGGGACTGCTACTAATGTGTCGTATGTTACAGGTAAATTTAACAAAGCAGCTGATTTTAATGGTTCTGACTCTGCGTTTACTTATAGCACAAGTGTAATTAATGTAGCATCTGACCATTCAATATCATTTTGGTTAAATATAGATACTATTGCTACTCAAATGATTATTTGGAATCACGATAGTAATATTAGAATGACAAGTGGTGGAAACATTTTATATAGAAGAAATACATCAGGTGTTGCATACGATATTACATCATCAACTACTTTATCAACAGGTAGTTGGTATCATATAGTTGCTACATTTAATACATCAAGTGGGATGGCTTTATATATTGATAATGTTGCACAAGGAACTAATTCATACACAGGGGGTGTTGATAGTAAAAGTGGAGATTTTGGTTTAATGTATAGGGTTGATAGTAATAATGAACGAGCTGATGGAAAAATAGACCAAGTAAGATTTTATAATGGTACATTAAAAGCAGAACAAGTAGATGAATTATACAATGAAACCGCATCTGACAATGATGATTTAACTTTAGGTGCTCCACCTGAAGCTATAATTAGTGCAAATGCTAATGCAGGATTTAGTATAGTTAAATATGAAGGAACAGGTGTTGCAGGAACAAAAGTACTTCACGGATTATCGTCTGCACCTGAAATGGTAATTGCAAAAAGGCTTAATTCAGCACAAAATTGGGTAGTATTTCATACAAGTATTGGTGCAACAAAATATTTAGAATTAAACGACTCAAGAGCTGAGGATACCGCTTCAACTGTTTGGAATAATACCGCTCCATCCGCAACGGCTGTAACTTTCGGCACAAGCTCTTTAGGTAACGGAAGTGGGGATGATTACATTATGTACTGTTTTCATTCAGTAAGTGGATATAGTAAGATTGGAACATATACAGGAAGTGGAACCAGTAGTACACAATCTATAAATACAGGTTTTCAACCAGATTGGATTTTGATAAAAGATTATATTGGAGGTGGTTCTTGGTGGATTCAAGATTCTGTAAGAGGTGATGATAAATGGTTAAAAGCAAATAACAGTAATGCTGAAACGTCTGTAAGTTATGTAGATTTTACTTCAACAGGATTTGATGTTACAGGCGGATTAAATGATAGCTCTGTAGGTAGTAAATTTTTATATATGGCATTTAAAATAAATTAAAAAATAAAAGATAATGAGTGAAATAGATATAGAAGAAATAAAGAAAAAAAAATTTAATATAAGTGTAGAAAACTTAATTACTATTGGTGCAGTCGTTGTAACGGTTGTAGGTATGTGGTATAGTTTACAAGCTGATATAGAACTGGCTAAACAGTTGCCAGAACCAGAAGTATCGAGAACAGAATTTTCTATGAAGGACGAATTAATACGAGAAAAAGTAATAAACATAGAAGAGAAAGTAAATGCTAATGGTGATAAACTACAAGATATAGACGAGAAGCTATATGAAATGATAAAAGATAAAAGATGAAAAATTTAATAATAGCATTACTATTTACTACATTTAGTTTTGGGCAAGACCTTACAATAGTACATTTTAATTATAAATGGAACGATAAAAACGCCTATAAAAATTTAGAAAGATTAAGTAATGTAAAAGTGCAATACGCTTTTGTAGAAGATCAATCTGACAATATTAAAAGGGCTATAAAATCCGTGCCTGTCATTCAGGTATATAGAAACGGTAAACCAATACTAAGATATGAAGCAGGTCTTAGAATGCGTATAGAAAAAACCTTAGAAGAAATACAGGACGATATAAACAAGTTAATTGTAGAATAAATAAAAAAACTATACCTTTAAGTATTATGAAAGAAATTTTAAATAGAATATTACAAGAGGCAAAGAATGCTTTTTGGACACAAGTACCATATCTTATATGGAGTTTTGCTTGGTTAATGTGTACCCTATTTTGGGCTACTATGTTTTTGAAGTGGTTTATGAATAAATATTATTAAAATGAATTTATCTAAGAACTTAACATTATCAGAGGCAATACGATCAGAAACTGCAAAGCGTAACCACATTGATAACTCACCAGATGAAGAGCAGTTAGAACAACTTAAAATTACTGCAGAGAAAATATTTCAACCAATAAGAGACCACTTTGGCAGACCAATATATATTAGCAGTATGTTTAGATGTGAAGCTCTTAACCAAAGAGTAAAAGGTGCAGAGTTTTCTGCTCATAAACATATAAACAACTTAGGTGCGGTTGATATAGATATGGACGGTACAGAAATAACTAACAAACAAGTATTTGATTTTATTAAAGACAATTTAGACTTTGATGTACTTATATGGGAATATGGTACAAAAGAATCACCTGCTTGGGTACACTGTAGTTATCATTCAGGTAGAAAAAACAGAAAGTATGTTTTACAGATTTTTCGTGATGAAAACGGTATATCACAAACAATTGAATACAAAGATGTCAAACCAAGAGAAGAAAAAAAGGAAACCGCTCAGAGAGACAAAGGTAGGTCAGCTACTAGCAAAGTCAGGTCTAATAAACAATCTACTTGATGTAGTACCTGATAAAGGCGTTTTAGGGCTTGTAAAAAACATTATACAAAAAGACAATACCTTACCGCCAGTGGACAAAGATCAGGCTTTAAAACTGCTTGAAATGGATATAGCTGAAATGGAAGCTGTAACAAGAAGATGGGAGGCAGATAGTAGAGGTAGTTTTTTAAGTCAGAACGTAAGACCTATGGCACTTATATTTATGCTAATAGTGTATGCCGCAGGTTTCTTCTTAGAATATGAATTAGATCTTGTTACACAATTACTAATGTTAATGGTCGGAGCTTACTTCGGTGGGCGTTCTTTTGAAAAAACAAGAACCAAGTAATACTATATAATACATACTATATAATATTATTTATTATATTTAATATTATATACTATATAGTATATGAGTAAAAAAACAATAATCAGAAAGTTTGATAAGCTGTTTAGTAGGTGGGTAAGACTGTCCAACGCAGATGCCAAAGGATATTGTGAGTGCATTACTTGTGGTCGTAGTTACAAATGGAACGATATAGACGCAGGACACTTTGTATCACGTAGGCATTTAGTTCTAAGGTTTGATCCACGAAATGTATTTCCACAATGCAAATACTGTAATAGATTTTTAAACGGTCTTCAATATACAATGGGTAAGCGAATAGACGAGCTCTTAGGTATTGGTACTGCTGATAAACTTATACAAATATCCAAACAAACTCACAAAATAGATAAAGTAGATTTAGAAATAAAATATGATGAGTATTTGGAATTATCAAAAAAACTTAATAAGTTTGATTAACAATTAAAAAAATTATGAGTAATACTATAAGCGATTTTTTAGAAAATCAAAACCAGGATAATATAAATCCTATTGCACATATTCAAGCAAATGGTTTCTTAAAGGACCAAATAAAACATCTTATAAAAAAAATAGATACACTTGAAGATGAACTAGATGAAAAAACTCTAGAGATAAATAAACTTAGATCAGAACGTGATTCTGCTATTGACGAAAATCTTACACTAACACATCAAATAAAATATTTAGAAAATGGCACTAGCAAATAAACAATCAAGACAATCTACTATAAAGTTTATAGAACAAGGTAAAGAGTGGCAAGGTAAAAACGGTGGTCAAAAAATGCAAGAGTACAAACTTGAAATGGCTAACGGTGATATGCCAGTATTTAATATTCCAAGTAATACACAATTTCCATATCAAAGTCGAGATACTATTGTATATTTACTTACCGAAAGAGAAATCAACGGTAAAATAAATCAGTACGCAAGTGTTGATAAAATAGCAACAGAAAATTTAAAGAGACCTATGGAAAATCAATTACCAACAAAAGAGGAATCTATTGCATTAGCAGTAGCATTAAAAGAAGCAAGTAACTTAGTAACATCTGATATATGGCAAAAGTGTAATAGTCTTAAAAAAGAAGAAGACATTATTAATGCTAAAGATAAAATACTAAAGGAAACAGTTACAGTTGCAGGACTTATGTATAGAGTACTAATAGCTAAACCGCAAAACAATGAGTAATTATTCAGCACCTAAATATAATTTTGCAAGTGGTGTATATACAAAAACAGCACCACAAGATTTTGTTCACTCAAAAATGAGCATACAGTATGATTCATTTATTAAATGGACACAGACACCTGAGGTACAACAAAGTATCAAAGATAACGATGGGTATTTAAAAATAGACACACTTTATTCAAAAGATAAACAAAAACTATTTTCAAAACTAAACACACTACAAAAGAAAAAGGAAGTAACTTCTGCACAGCATAGTCCTGATCGCAACAACAACGGTGATAATGCAGAGGACCTACCATTCTAATTTAGTAGGTGTAGATAAACAACTTGATAAACTCCACAAGATATATAATGGAGAAATCAAAGAAGGTTTACGACTTGTACCTGACCTAGATGAATACTGGAGATATAAAAAAAATAGTTTCAATATAATTCTAGGTCATAGTAGTACAGGTAAAACTACTACAATGCTTTACTTTTTTGTACTCTATGCAATTAAATATAATTTAAAGTTTCTTATTTATTCTGCAGAAAATGATCCTGCTAACATATCTAAAAAACTTATAGAGTTTCTTACTGGTTTACCATTTCAAAAAATAGAAAAAAAAACTTGGGAAAAAAAACTTAAATGGGTAGATGAGCATTTTAAATATATTGATATAGATAAATTTTACTCAGCTACAAGTTTACTTGATGAGGCAGCAGTCATTAAAAAAACATTTGATTATGATAGTTTTCTAATTGATCCATATAATTCATTAAGCAAGGATAAAAACTTAATGAAAGAATACGGTAATCACGAGTACGATTATTACTGCATAAGTCAGATGCGTATGTTTACAAGAAAGATGAAAGTGTCTATCTATTTAGTAACTCACGCTGTTACAGAATCATTAAGATTAAAACACGCTAACGGACACCCATTTGAGAATCATATAAAGCCTCCAAGTCCTGGTTCAGCAGAAGGTGGTGGGAAGTTCCTAAATAAATGCGATAATTTTTTGATTATCCACCGTTACGTTAGCCACCCAGAATTTTGGTTTTACACATACCTTGCTGTAATAAAAATAAAAGAGATAGATACAGGTGGAAGACCTACACCAATAGATTCACCAATAGAACTTAGATCAATAGCAAATAATGTAGGCTTTAGTGTAGGTGGTAAAAACTTACTACATTTGGTAAAAAAAAGTGATTCTTGAAATAGCATACAGAAAACATAAGACTTGGCTAAGAATTTGCAAGAGCTTTGGTTGTAATGACGATACTTGTAAAGATCTTGTTTCTGAGATGTATATTAAAATTGATGACCTTACTAAAAAAGGCAAAGATCTTTCTTATGGGGAAGATGATATTAATTACTGGTACTGCTATAAGATTTTACGCCACTTGTTTTTACACCTTAAAATAAAAGAAAAAAGAATATCATTTGTATCAGATGATTACTTACTTAATATTAAAGATGACGATTATATTGATCTAAATAAGTTTGGTGTTGAGTTTGATAAAGAGCTTGAACAATTAAACGAGTATGACAAAGCAGTATTCAAAATAATTAGTGGTGGAAAAAAAATAAGTGAGCTATCAAGAGAAACTACAATAAGTTATGTATCTTTAAGAAACACTTGGCTAAAAACAAAAGAATATTTAGTAAAAAAGATAAAAAATTATGATTGGGTTAGGGGACATAGTAGAGAGGATAATTAGAATTATAACATTTGGTCAGGGTAAAAAAGTAGCAACTAGAGTAGCAAAGATGTTTGGATATAAAGACTGCGGTTGCGACAGCAGACAAGAAAAACTTAACAAATTTCAAATTAAGATAAAGAGATGAAAATACAGTTATCAAAAAATGATTACGAAAAGTGGAAAAGATTTAAAGGTGTGAAAGGTAATCAAATAACAAATACTGATCTAAGGTTAATAGAGCAGCTTCATTCTAAATATTTTAATCACCCCCTTGAAACTTTGTGTACCTGCAAAGGCGAAAAAATTGTAGGCAAAGTACAGGCTTGGGTAGATGATATAAATAAAATATATAAGAATGGATATAACGACAACACATAAGTTTGAACAATCTGTAGTTGGTATTTTAAATTTAGATGGTTGGAACTTAGATTGGAGTGGTGGCAATTATGAACACTATGACGCAAAAGGCTTAACACCTAAACAACAAGAGTGTGTTATAGAGATGAAATTTAGAAACAAGTATTATGAAAGCAAGATGCTTGAAAAATATAAATATGATAAACTTATGCAACTAAAAGATGTCCATAAGTTTTATTTAGTATTTGATCCTAAAGGTATGTATATGTTTTGGTTAAATGGACCAAAATTTAATTTACCAATATCAGAGGATTTATATTGTCCTGATACAACATTATGGACTAAGAAAAAAGAAAACAAAAAAGTATATTTGCTAGAGGAAAGTCAGGCAAGTTTAATTAAACAAGAAAATGGATTTCACAGAATCATATAAAAAAATAGATGCTTTAAAAGATTTAGAGTGCGATAATAATATTTTAATAGTAGGTCAAACACTCAATAAGTGGGCAAGTATGAAAAGTACACCAGAGCTACAAAATATTATAACCGCATTTCTTGATATACAATGGTATTTAATTGATCTAAAAAGACAGAGAGATTTAGCACTTAGGGGAATACTAGAGTACAAAAAAGATAAACTTGAAGCTCAAAGAGATATGCAAGAGGCAGTAGATCAACTTAAGAAATATGAAAATAAACATCTACCCAGAGATTGATGGAGATAACTTTAGTGATGAGCACTTAACAAGATTATACAATACACTTGAAATATTGTATGATGAGTTTACAACTGTGCCAGAACAAGATAGTAAAATTGTTGTTGATGATGGAGTAGAGGTTATAGAGTTTACTATGATACAAAAAAAATACCAGGCAACAAATGATGGTCTTAATGTAATAATGCTTTATAAAAATTTTGATAGTATATGATAAATTTACACAACCAAGACTGTATGATTGCTCTTAAAAATATGAAAGAGAATCAATATGATTTAGCAATAGTGGATCCACCTTACGGAATTGACTTTGCAAAAACTTATACAAACCGCACAAAAAAAGATAGACTTGGTCAACGTCACACAAGCAAAGACTGGGATAGTAATATACCAAGTGACGAGTTTTTTGATTTACTTTTTAAGGTAAGTAAAAATCAAATTATATGGGGTGGTAATTATTTTCCAAGTATATGGCAAAGAGGAGGTAAGGGTATTATTTTTTGGTTTAAAGGTAATCCAGTAAGTAATTTTTCTGATGGTGAGTTAGCTTGGACATCTTTTGATAAGGTTGCTAGGCAATTTGATTATAGATATTATGGTAACTTACAAGGCAGTAAAATGGCAGCTTTAAAAATACATCCAACACAAAAACCTGTAGAGTTATATGAGTGGTTGCTTATGAATTATGCAGAACCTGGTAATACAATATTAGATACACATTTAGGTTCAGGTAGTATAGCAATAGCTTGTCATAACTTAGGTTTTAGTTTAGATGGATATGAGGTAGATGAAGACTATTTTTTAAAAGCAAAAAAACGTTTAGATCAACACACTGCACAAATACAACTTTGGACTTAATAATATTAGATATGTTAGATAATCAAATCAAACTACTTGACGGCAAATTTTATGACAAAACAAAACTATTGTCTGATATGTTGGACGATAATTTTTACTATGGCTTTATGCACAAATGGGCATTTAGCAGTAGCTCAATAAAACTCTTATTACAATCACCAAAGACATACCATAATGTAATGCAATATGGATCACCTGAAACACAACCACTAAGAGACGGATTTTTAGTACACTTACTAATACTAACACCAGAATACTTTCATAAACAAATATTTGTAGATGTGCAAAGCAAGAACACAAAGAAGTACAAACTAGCACAAGAAGAACACGGAACTGTATATACAATGAAAGAGAAGAATGATGCTGAGAGATTGGCAGATGCTTTTTTTAGGAATGAACCTGCTATGCAACTTATAAAAGGTTGTAAGGTAGAATATCCTGGCGTAGGTCTGGTGCAAGACAAACCATTTCGTGGTAAAGCAGATGTCCTGGCAGATAATTGTGTTATAGATCTTAAGACTACAAGCGATATAAGAAAGTTTGAAAAATCAGCTTATTGGTATTCCTATGACGTACAGGCTTACATATATACAGAAATATTTGGTGTAGATAACTTTCGGTTTATTGTTATAGATAAGTCAAGCTGTGATATTGGTATAAGTAATTATGTAAGTAAAGACTTTATAAAATCAGGTAGAGATAAAGTAGCTTATGCACTTAAAGTATATCAAGATTATTTTGAAAC